GTTACTTCTGTTCTCGCTAGTTTGGGGATGTGGTACTCAATCGCCTTTAGGTAGATGTCGCACGCCTTTTCAGGACTCTCCGCTGCGACCTGTGTGAGCCACTCAGCGAACTTCTCTGCGTTGTCCTCTGCCATCCTAGCAATGGCCTCTCTGACCGCCGTGGTGGACTTGTTAGGCGTTCCTGGTGGCCTTCCCTTGCCAGCGTTAGGCGGGAGCTTGCGTTCTGTAATTTCACCTACTTTACTGATTTCCATGTCCGAATCCTTGGTGGTTGTTCGGGATAAGTGTTGTTATTATACTACAATTACTTTATTAAGTCGTAACCCTTTTCTTGCAAGTCCCAAAGAGTAGTTTCTAAGTCTACGCCACCTCTTGACGGGTCAATTGATATTTTTCCATCAGTCGCATAAGTAAACGGGTGTCTATCTCCGTGTGCAGAAATTCTAACTTCGATGGTGCTTATTTCGTCGTTTCCAAGGTCTTTTTCTATTGTTAAATACCTAGAATTGCTTACATTACTTGCGCCAGATTCGACTCTAAAACCTGATTTTTTGGCTTGTTTTTCTAGGTAATCATAAATTTTATCTACGTCATCTGTTGTTTCTGGCCTTAACGACGCAAATGATGGCATTTCAAATTTAGATGTTTTTGGCTCTAGTAGACCCTTTAAAACATCGTCAGATGGGGGGTCAGACTTATCCACTACCACCATAGCCGGAATTGACTTAGTATCCTGCGCCATTAGAGCGTCAAATCTATGACCGCCTTCAATGATGTATGCGCCCTTGCTGTCAACCCCGACAATCATAGGGTTAATTTCTTTAGACTCCTGAATCTGCCTTGCCAAGTCTTTAGTTCTCTTGTCAAGGTTTTCAAATGAAAGGGAGTCAAGATACTCTTTGTCAAAAGCCCCCCTAGGAACCTCTCTGATACCAGAAAGAATTTCGTAATCATCTAGGCTTGCAGGGATAGAACTTACATTCGGCACTTCTTCTCTAACAGTTAAGCCGGACACTTTATCTCCCGGCCTAACAATTTTAGGTGCTATGGCTTGCATAAACGGCATAGCGGTCTCTTGTAAGACCTGTGGAGCCGTTGCCTGTGGGTTTCCTGTAATCTGCCTTACGAGTGCGTCTGCCGCCCGGTTAGCCTGTTCTGTGGTGATGTCGCCTACCCTGCCAACAGCTCTCGCGCCAGCCATCGGGTTGGTAAGTCCGGCGGCTAATCTCGTAATGTTCTCGGTGGCAGAACCGGTTGGCTCTTGGGCCATTCCTAAAGACCTTGCGATGTTGCGTAGGTAATCACTTCCCAACACGGGTCTCTCAGACCCAAGTCCAGCAGCGCCTAGAGCAAGGTTTGCAACGTCTACGCCAGAGCCAAGCAAGTCGTATGGGTAGTAGGAAATGCCGCGACTTATGTCTCTGAGGCTTCTGCCTACGCCAGACAGAACTTGGTTGAAGTCCTGCGTGTCCTCGGGGAGGGTGGGATAGAACATCCCATCATACGGGTATGTCACTTACAGTCCTAGTTTTGCACGAATACGGCTGACGAGTAATTTAATGTCTGACCACAGGGTATGTAACATATCAATCCTTCTTGAGAATGACTTGCAGGGCATCTACGGCACGAGGGGTTCTTATGATGGTCTCCGTGGAAACCTTTTGCTCCCGCATCTCGTGCCCTAAGTCTGAGAGTTCAAACCCCATCTGCGTGCAGGTGAACTTCTCCTCCCAGTTTAGATACCAATGCCAATCTGTGTAATATAAAAATGAGTTTTCGTTGAACGCCCGCACATGAGTGGGGTCTTGCCACGCCCCTAGACTTAGGTCGTAGGGCACATGGATGTGCATCTCGCCTCCCCGCTTTAGCAGGTCTCGGCAGTTAGTCATTGCGGACACTAGGTCTGGGATGTGTTCCAAGACATCGTTGGCGATAATCTCGGAGAACATTCCCTTTTCTACCGGAAACTTCCCTAGACGGGTGTCTATCACCCCGCCCCACGGGACTTGTGTAATGTCTAGCACCCAATCGGGTTTCTTCTCCGGCTGGATGTCAGCGTTTATGCAGTCCTTGCGCCAATCCTTGCCAGACCCAAGGTTAAGTTTTACGGTAGACAACTATGAAATCTCCCCAATGGTTATCGAGTAACTTTGTGTACTCGACGACGCAATTATAACCGTTGCGCTTTGCCCACTTGAGTAAGGCTTTGGCTGCGTCTGGGTAGAATCTCCAACAATCCTGCGGGTAGGCGTGGTACTCGCCTCTGGACGGGGCGTTTAGGTAGAACAACCCACCAGGCTTTAGGATTCTCACGCCCTCTAAGAAGGTTAGCCAGAACATCTCTGCGTGTTCAAAGCAGCTACTTGTCACGACAATATCCGTACAGCCGTCAGGCAGGGGAAACTTGTACTCGTCTTCTAGGACTATATCCACACCGTTAGCAGGGGAATAGTCTATACCCGTATAGGAATAATGCTTGGGGCATACGTCTCGGAGCGAACCGTTGACAATCTGAGACCCTATCTCGACCACAGAGGCGGTCTCTAACGGAAAGCGGTCAAAGAACCTGTTTGCTTCCTCTAGTGCGCTTGCGTGCATTACTTGGGCTTATATCTCTCTTTTAGCCTTGTGCCGAGCGCCTTGAGGTTTTGGAGGTCGGCTTGGTTTTGCGGGACTTTGGCTGCCCAGCGTTTGAACTGGAGCGCGGCTGGCGTGGCTCTGCCTTTTTCGTCTTTAAGAGGGTGACCTGCGCTGAGAGCTTGGGCTGCTTTGCGGTAGATGAACTTGGCGCGGTCGTACTTGTCGCCTGTTGAGGCTCCTTTGAGCGACCGAACAGGTGCGCGAACATCTCCACCAGACCGATTATGTTCGGCCATTTTCTTCGTAGTTGCTCTGTCATAAGATTCAAACCGCTTGGCAGCGTCCTTTAGTTTCATTTCTTGGCTTGCGCCCCGCGCATATTGGCGAGCAGGGAGGGGTATTTAGTACCCGTAGACTTGGCGAACCGCTTGGCGGCAGCCTTCTGGTTTGGGCTAAGAGCCTTGGGCTTGCCTAACTTCTTGGGTCTGGCCTTCTCGTAGACTTCCTTCATTTCTTCACCATTTTTGGTAGTTTCTTGAGGCTAGACTGCCCTTCCTTGACCATCTTCTTGGCTACTTTCTGGGGGACACCCGTAGCCTTGGCGACCTTGGGGGACGCGGCTGCGGCGAACATTAGTTTGGCTTGCTGCTTAGATTTGAATGGCATCAGTCTTCCCCTTCTTCGTCTTCTTCCATGCTTTCCCAAGCGTCGCAGACGTTTTCCTTGGAGCATTTGAACTCGTAGACATCGCAGAAAACCTCATCCTTGCCGAGTCCACAGCCATTTAACTTCATGCCGTACTCGCAGTTCCCGCACTTTTCTTCGCCCTCGCTAGGGCCGTATTGGGCGGTCAGGATGGCTTTTTGCTTGTTGCCCTTGTTGATGGTCTCGTCCTGCGTCGCAAGCGGACACTCGCCGCCCTCGTCCAGCAGACCGCCTTCCATCTCCTTGGACTCCCTTGGCTTACCAAGTAGCCCAATCATGATAGTGGGCCCCTTCATTTTTTGGGGGCGTACTTACCCGGCTTTGCGGGCTTCATTGGCTTCTTGGCGGGCTTCATTGGCTTTTTTCCGTACATGGTTATCACCTTATAAGAAAACCCCCCCAGCTTTTGACTGAGGGGGTTTGAGGGCTTGAAGGAGTAGGCTGAGGAGGAGGCGCACTACTCCACCGATGATTCTACTCCTTTTTGTTGAGTTTTTGCAACATATCCCCAGATATTTTTTCGCCCTTTTTCTGCGGTTAGCTGCACCCGTTCTATCTGCCCAGACTTGAGAAGGCTTGCAAGGGAACCGGAACAGATACCTGGCTTCATGTCCAACGCCGTCTTGATTGCGTTCAGGGTTACTGGCTCATCCGAGTTGAAGATTACCTCGTAGATTCTAGTCGTGTTTTTCATTATCTAGTCCTGTAACCGGCGATTGCGAGGGCGAGGGCTGCGTAGAGAACCAGCGTTTCTGTTGACAGTCCATACATTTCCATTGTTTGTTTCCCTTTCTAATTATGTAACTTCCGTTTTCCTTGTTCCTATCCCGTTGGCATGAGAAGCAAAACTTAGTCTTCAGCACGTTGTCCATCTTTAGGTTCATCTCTACGAACCCTATAAAAGGTTCGCGCACCGACTCTAACTTCTTCAACTTTGCCCTCCAGTAACAACGATACGCAAGCGTTGTAAGCCTTGCTTTTGCTGACCGAGAACCTCTCTGCCAGGTGGGTTGGGTGAACCGGCTTGTTGCTCGCCAGAATGTAATCTTCCATTTTCATCTTCTACCAGCTTTCTGTATTTTTTCATGGACTCTCTCAAGTCTGTTTTGTCTGCGGGAATGTAGGTAAACCTACTCATCTATCCCTCGCGCCCACTTGTAGATTTCGTGTGCTGAGTTCTCAATCTCCTGACATAGCGTCGTGATGGTGTCTCTGTCGGGAGCATACGAGTTAGCCATCTCATGCTGGAGGCGATTGCCCAGACTAATAATCTTAACTGCGTGTTCACTCTCATACATGATTCTTCCTTTTTAGTCGTTTGTTAATCTCAGCCGCTAGTTCCTCTACGTCGCTGTAAACATCCGAACCCCAGAGATTACAAGACTCCGCAATCGACTTGAGTTCTAGGATGTCTAACTCCTGCCACGGTCTTTGGGGCGACAGGTCTAAGACTCGCCGCTTGTTAGAAAGGCTGTTAATTTGCTCTTGGTTCATAGCATCACCAATACCGCGTAGCCTGTAACGCAACACGCTACAAAGGCTAGGGTGTCAAGCAGCCAGTTCTGCTTTTCTTCTGTCCTTGGCAACCGTGATAGCTGCGATAAACCCCGCATCTGATTGAGACGCGCTGTACGCTGCTTTCCAATTTGATTGTAAATCTGCGACATTTTTACTCTCCTCGATTAGTTTGACGAATTCTGCTGGCTCAGGTTTTGAGCCATCTTCCGGTAAGTCCTCACCTGCGTAGATGTATAAGCCTAGTCCATGCATTGCAATTCCCTTTGCCAGGCAACGCATGATTGCCGTGTTGACCTGAAAAGCGTCTGGGTTAGGGATAGCCTTGTTCTTGTGGTCAAGGACGGGCAGTTGGCAGGTCAGGGTCTTGGCGAACATGGTTACGTCTACGAACACCATCTTGGTGTCCCCGATGCTAACGTACGGTTTATCGTACGATTCGCCAAACATCTTGACAGTCCACTCTGCTTGCGGGTCTGCCTTGATTGCCTCTTGCCAAGCCCATGCCCACGACAGGTATGTAAGGTTTCCCTTCTTCTCCGTGTGGTCGTTGACGTTAATCTTTAGTAAATCTACTGAGTTCATCCGTATCTCCTCATAATATCTTCGTGTTCCTTCAAAGCTTCTAGTAAGTATTTTACTGCAATTCTTACATAGTCCTCGTCACCGCTAGAGTCCCGTATGGTCTGAGCGCACCCAATCATCTTGCCGTGGTTCTTAGCCATCAGTCTTGCGCGTTCCCATACCGAGTCCTCTTGCTCTTGCTGCTCCATCTCTTGCTGGTGGGCTTGGCAATCAGTCACGGTTAGCCTCCCATGCGCGTTCTTCCCAGTAAGAATCCTCCTCCTCGTCCTCCTCGGACTCAAACTCTGGCGGTGTGTAGTACCAATCTTCGTCGTATTTCATATGCCCTCCTCGGCGTATATGGCGGGATGCCATGAACAGAATCTTACACCACTTTTAAGGGTTGTGTAAGAAATATACTAGGGACTAACCCTAATGTATGGTTATACAGTAGAATGTAAGAATGTCCCCGACCCAACGCTCCCTGAAGTACCTGCGCGACCAGGGGTATAGGTGCTGGATTGTGGAAAGGTGGTGTCCCTACTCCCGCAAGCGGATAGACCTGTGGAACTGTATCGACATATTGGCGGTTGGCAACGGGGAGACCATAGGGGTGCAGACCACCAGCAGGGGAAATGTTGCAGCGCGGGTCAAGAAAATCGAGGAAAACGAGTATTTTCCAGAGTTGGTTCGGTCTGGGTGGAAAGTCCATGTCCACGGGTGGGGGAAATTAAAGGCGGGCTGGACAATAAAATTGGTTGAACTTAACTAAATCCGTGGTATCCTAGCGTTGTCAGCGGTGTGGCAACTGCTGGAACGAAAGCGTTAAGCATCAGTAAGCCCATATAAGTCTAGGGCGTGTGTAAAGCGGTAACTGATGAGTTTTGGCTTGACGCCTCATTCGTTCCTACTTTGCTCATGCCAAGAGCCACGCTCTAGTCTTATGTGGGCTTTTTCTTTGGCTGACCGCTACCTAGTCGTCGGCGAAAGACGGCAGGGCTAGATGGCGATAAGGGTACTGTGGGCAGCGTTGGAATACCCTAACCTGGCGGCGAAGTTAGCACCAGAACGCGAAAAGGCTAACGAGTCCTGTGGCTCCGAAAGTGCAGGTAAAGGACGGATAGGCTAAGGCTAAGTCCGTCCACCAAAAGTGCAGATATATATACATAGTAAGGGAGGATTATGTATAGGAATAGAGAGTACGGTAGTCAGCTAAAGGACTTCTCAGGGTTGAGATGGGGTGCAATATCCCCGACAGATGTGGATGCCCTGCTAGAGTTCTCTAACCGACTGTTTATCATTGTCGAGACTAAGTACAAAAACTCGCCCATTCCTCGTGGACAGCTTCTAGCCCTAGAACGGGTCTGCGATGCCATAAACGACCCCCCGCATAAACATTGCCTGATTCTCCTGACCTCGCATGAGTCGTCTGGGGATATAGACATGGGGTTGACCACGGTTACACAAGTCCGCGAGAATTGCAATTGGCTAACAGAAATCCCAGAAATCACCCTGCGCGAGGCGGTAGATATTTATAGGGGTAAGTACCTAGGATAGAATGTTACATAACCGATTACAATACGCCACGAGGAGGTGGTAAACATGGATGACTTTGATAAGTTTTGGGCTGCTTACCCTAAGAAAGTAGCCAAGGCAGACGCTAGGAAAGCGTGGGCGCAGACAAAAGATATACGGCCCGAATTAACAAATTTGTTAACTGCCATAACCGCTAACTGCAAGACCGAGAGCTGGATGAAGTCTGGCGGGGCGTTTATCCCGTATCCAGCTACCTGGCTTCGAGGGGAGCGTTGGGAAGATGAATTAGAAGTTTCCCTGCCAAACGTAGTTAACGAGAAGCCTTGGCACGAAACCGCTACCGGCATAGAACTCAAGGGTAAGGAACTAGGATTAGACCCTAGCCAGTTCGAGTCCTTCCCACACTTCAAAGTTGCGGTAATGAGAGCCGCGCTCAAGTCTGCATGAACGACCCTTTTAGAATAACAGAGCCGACTGTCATCAGTTTTTCTGGTGGAAGAACGTCAGCCTATATGTTGTGGAAAGTTTTACAGTCAAATAACGGTCTTCCGGAAGATGGGAAAGTTTGTTTTGCAAATACAGGAAAAGAAGACGAAGAAACACTCAAATTTGTAAATGAGTGTTCAAAACGATGGGGTGTTCCAATATTTTGGCTTGAATATAGAAGCCTAAAAGAATTTGAAGAAGTTACTTTTACAACCGCATCAAGGAATGGCGAGCCGTTTGAAGCGATTATAAAAGACAGAAAAATGTTGCCTAATGTTAGAGCGAGGTTTTGCACAGAAGAATTAAAGGTACGAACTATACATAGATACCTTAAATCTTTAGGATGGGATGAGCGTTTCAGTATGGTAGGAATTAGAGCAGATGAACAAAGACGCGCTGCAAAAATGAAATCAAGAAACGCTGGTGAAGAACCAATTATGCCATTGCATCAGGCCGGAATACAAAAGGCAGAAGTTTTACAATTTTGGGCGAACAATGACTTTGACTTGGAATTGCCAATTATTAATGGGGAAACCATAAATGGAAACTGCGATTTGTGTTTCTTAAAATCTTTGCCAAAAATAATTACACTAGTGGCTCAAAAACCTGAACGGGCGGTCTGGTGGGCAAAACAAGAGGAATGGGCGCAAACTCAAACACAAGGAGATGGAAATAGGTTTCGTATTGACCGCCCGCGCTACGCAAATATACATAACTTTGTAGACCGGCAAGGCGATATGTTTGACGATTCAATTGAATGTTTTTGCGGCGAATGATTCTCTCCCCACACAACAGAGACGTAGCAAAGCAAATGGTGGATAGCGCACCTGATGGCTATGTGCTAGAAGTCCGTCCTGCTAAACGCAGTTTGGATAGCAACAGGTACTACTGGGCGGTGTTGGGTGATATATCTGAGCAGATGGTTGTTGGTAAGGCTTACGAGCCAAGCATTTTTCATGAATACTTTAAGTCTTTGTTTTTACCAGAAAAAATAATTGAATTACCAGATGGAAGCATAAAAATGATAGAACCAAGCACATCAGAATTAAATAAAGATACCTTTTCTGAATACCTAGAAAAAGTTATTAAATGGTCAATTGAGAACAACGTAAATTTTTCTAAAAATACCAAGGATTTGCAACATGGAAAGTAGAGACATCCCAGAGTTTTGCGGACTTTATAAAGCTACATCTGATGGTCAAATTTTGTCATTTACAACAAAACTAAATGGCAAAGCAATGAAGCTAAACAAAAGAAAAGATGGGTATTTACAGGTTCAAATAAAAATAAAACAAAAGGTACACAATCGGTTAGTTCACGTTTTGGTTGATAGGGCTTTCAATGGCGAAATCAATAGCCAACACGAAATAAATCACAAAGACGGAAATAAACTAAATAATAAATTTGAAAATTTAGAACGCGTGACCAGACAAGAAAATGTGCGTCATGCGATTAAGATTGGGCTTTGGAATCCTTGCAGAGGTGAAGCGCATAGAAGTGCAAAATTAACAGAAGAAAAAATAATACAGATAAAAGAAGAAGCAACTGCTTGTAAAGTAAACAGGCGTTACAAATATGGATTTATTAAAGAAACGGCTAATAAATTTAATGTAAATGTCAGCACCATAAAACGAATTTTGAATAACGAGACATGGCAAAAAGAAAGAGTAAAACTTTAGATGAAAAAAACCATCTCTCTAAAGTTGCAGCCCTCGGATGCATGGTCTGCCGAAGAATTGGGTACGCTGATAGCCCGTCTGAAATTCATCATCTGCGGGCCGGTCAGGGGTGGGGCAGGTCTTCGCACTACCTTGCAATACCACTATGCCCAGAACACCACAGAGGTAAAACTGGAGTTCACGGACTCGGAACCAAAGGTTTCCCAAAGCACTACGGCTTTACCGAACAGGAATTATTAGATGATGTGTACCGTCTTTTGGGCAAAACTTTACCGTTAGGGAATAAATGAAAGCAATAGCGATAGCAACAACTAAGGGGGCTTGCCTTCCTGTCCTAGCGGCCTCCATAACCTTCTACGTCCCGCAAGACGTAACCGTGTTTCTAGCCGGTAGCGAGATTATTCTCCCACGTCACAGGACGATAAACCTACCCAACGACGCTACCAACTTTGGGGACGCTTACAACGCCGTGGTCAAACGGGCGTTCGAGGAGTTTGACGAGGTTGTGGTCTGTAACGACGATATTGTGTTCAACCCCACCACCTGGAAGCTGATTGGCGAGGACGTTACGTTTTTGCGAGACAAAAGCATCCCCCTCGGATGGGTATCCGCTAGGTCTGATTATGCACGAGGTTTGCAGAACATTCGTCTTGGGCAGGGAAAAATGGAGTGGTTCAGGTACGAGACCGAGAATCTTATTAACATCACCGATGTTATAGCCCCGATTTGTAGTTACATTCACAAAGACGCATGGGTGGACTTCCCGCCTATCAACTGGTACTCGGACGACGTGCAATGCTTGGACATACAGAAGAAGGGCTTTCAGCACGCCATCAGCAGGGCTTATGTCCACCACGTTGGCTCTCAAACCTGTGGACGAAATGCTAACGAACTTATACAATCTGCCCAACCTTGGATTAAAGCCAACAGACCGGAGTTATACGACTTATGGTTTCGGAAGAAAGATTAAAAAATTGGGCCTTTTATTGTGCTTGGGGTCATGTTGGCCCAGAACACCGTACCCAATGCGCGAGCGCAGAGGGGAACTACGAGTCCGAAGATGTCTTTGAGGGCGAAGAACCGAGAATAGAACCCGACATGATTGACGGGCAAGCAGTAGAGGACGCGGTAAGGGAATTGCCTGATGTATCCCGCAGGGTTTTGAAGGCAAGATATATCCAGTACCCGTACAACCTGAGCCACAATGTAGCCCAGAGATTGCGGATGAGTACGGATAAGTTAGAGGCAGAACTACACATAGCCAAGAGGAGGCTGTATGACCGATTACAAAGAAATAGTTCAGGGCACAGAAGAATGGCTACTAGCGAGGCTGGGGTTTGTAACAGCCAGCAGGGTTAGCGACGCTTTAGCGGGCAAGGATACGGAGACCCGCAAGAACTACCTCTGGCAGCTCGTAGCAGAAAGACTGACCAAGACCCCACAGGCGGGTTTTGCGCCCAACGCGGCTATGATTCGCGGAACAGAGCAGGAACCCATCGCTAGAGCCGCATACGAGGCTCACACGGGCGTTTTCGTAGACCAAGTAGGCTTCGTACCCCACCCGACAATACAATGGCTAGGAGCCTCTCCTGACGGGCTTGTGGGGGATGATGGTCTGGTAGAGATAAAGAACCCGAACACGGCTACGCACCTGCAATACAGGAAGGCTGGAAAGGTTCCGGCAAAGTATAAGAACCAGATGATGCTCCAACTTGCTTGCACAGGAAGGAAGTGGTGCGACTTTGTAAGTTTCGACTCTAGGCTTCCGACTAGCAAGATGCTGTTTATCGTGCGGTTTGAGCCGGAGCAAAAGGACATGGACGAGATGTTAGAAAAGGTACAGTTATTTCTAAAGGAAGTGGAGGCTGAGTGTGACGATTGACGACCTAGCGGTAGAGGCAGGGCTGTTCTTGAAGGAGGGGGAGATATTGTTCAACTTCCACGAGGACTCTAGAACCCAGTTGCAGAGGTTTGCGGAAATCGTGCGCGAGGAGGAGATGTTGCGGTGCGCGAGGATGGCGGAGGATTGGGGATTTAAGACCCTAGCCCAGGAGATGCGGGGTTGAGCCAGCAGGTGATGATAGAAGCCCTCTACCAAGAGATTGTGGGGGCTGTGGAGAAGTTTGACGAGGCACTACCTCTAGCCTCGGTGGTTGGGGTTTTAGAGGTGATTAAGTACCAATTACTAATGAACACGGAGGACGAAGAATGAAAGACGGACTTATATCTGCACACTTCTACGCGCAGGACGCGGCGTGGTTTGTGTTGTTTCTGCTGGGGGTGATTGTTTTAGCGGGGTGGACAGAGTGGCGGCGTGGTTAATAGCAGGAATCGGTGTTGTATACCTTGTGGTAGCGGTGCAGTTGCTACTAGAGGGTAAGGTGGGTCTGGGCGTAGCCTTCTTGGGTTATAGCCTTGGCAATGTTGGTCTTTATATAGCAGCCAAATAGGAGAAGTTATGGAATACGATAATACCAATAGCGGTGTGTTGTTTAAGAACGAGTCGGACAACGAGAAGGCTCCTGCTTACAAGGGCAAGTTAAACGTAGACGGGACTGAGTACAACCTAGCCGCATGGATTAAAACAGGCAAGTCTGGGCAGAAGTTTATGAGTCTCAAGGTTGAATTACCCAAGCCCAAGGCAGAGCCAAAGCAACAAGCCTTAGAGGACGACATTCCATTCTAAGCAAGCAACAGCTACGCGCCCTGTTTGTTTACAGGAAAGGAGAACTTGTGTGGAAGCCTCGACCCATTGAGGCTTTCGCCAAGTATTCCGCGTACGTCATGTGGAACGCTAGGTACGCCAACACAATCGCAGGACACATAACCCCTCGCGGTTATCGCAAGATTGCTATATTCAAAAAGCCTTACTTTGCTCACAGGATTATCTGGGCTTATCACCACGGGTGGTGGCCTGAGACCATTGACCACAAGAACTGCAAGTTTGCCGACAATAGACTAAGCAATCTCAGGGTTGCCACGCAGATGGAAAACAGGTGGAACTCCAAGTTGCGGGAGAAAACCAAGTCCAATGTGAAGGGGGTCTACAAGAGGAAGGAAAAATTTTACGAGGCGCACGTTTGTGCCAACTATAAGAGGTATTATCTTGGGAGATTTGTTCGAAAATCTGACGCAGTCAGAGCCGTCACCACCGCCAGAAAAGCGTTGCATAAAACATTTGCTAGGGCTGGTTAACAGAGGAACCTTTACCGCCACCAAAGAGGAGTTCTATCAAATCGTGATGAGCGAACATGAGGCGAAGATAGAGGGGCTGGCAAGGTATGTGTTGACTCTCCCAACAAGGGAGGCGAGAAGGAAGTGGCTTGACCAGTTTGAAGCCAAGCACAATTTGACAATAGCCGAGGAACTAAAGGAAAGAATTACTCAGATTCATAGAGAGCGCGTTCGTGCTTCCGACGTTTAACTAAGCCAGGCAGCTCTTTCCCACCCGCTTTAGTCCACGCCATGAAGGACTCTGCCGCACCCTCAAAATCGCCACGGTTATGCTTCATGCGGATGGTTGACCTTTGGAGGTTGCCAAGCCCGACGTTGAAGGAGAAGGAAACCAAAGCGTCAAAGCGGCCTTGAGTAAGTCCACTTGGACAGAGGCGCAGAACACCTCGTTCGAATGTAGCCAAGTCTTGAGCCAAGAGAGCATCGACTTCTGCCATGCTAAGAACTCTGTCCCATCCGTCGGGAATTGGTAGATTTTTGCGGTCATCAAACTTTACCCTTATGTGGTTCTGGTCGATAACGTGTCCAACTCCAACAGTCCAAAGCAGGGCTGGGCAGCGGTAAGGTTTTGTCCTTACCCCCTCGTCTTTCTTAATTCCCTCTATCGCTTCCTTGCTTACCTTCACTTCTTACCCCATTGGCGGCTCCCGAACCAGAAAGCAATAATTCCGCTTAGTAGAGCCATCTCGTCTTCGGAGAAAATTACGTCTGTGGCGGCGATAAACTTCTCTACGTCCATGTCACCAAGACCGCCTTGCAGCAAGAAGTAGGTAAGACCGATGTTAATAAGCACTAACTCTAGGACAAAGATAAAGGTGACCGCAGGACGCACTATGCCGTTCAGGTTGACGACCCAACTAGAGGCGCGAGCCATGATAGCCTTGTCGTGGTCTAAAGCCGCGTTCTGGCGGTCTGCATCGGTCTGAAGGGCAATCTGGTCAGTCCTAATCTCCTCGACCCTCTGTTGGGCTAGGAAACCGCGCTCTGCAAGGGCTAACTCGCGCTCGGTCTGCATCTGCGCTAACTTCAATTCTTGCGCCTTGTCAGCCTTGTCTTGGAAGAAGTTTAGGATTTGCGGTAGACCAGAGGCTAGGAATCCGACAGCGGAGGATATTAGGGATAGCATTACAGGTGTCCTTTGAAGATGTAGTAAGTGGTGACTATGATTAGCGAGGCTACGAAGCACATAACCTTGAGTTCTCGGAGTTTCTTTAGGTCACGCCCCATCTCGTCACGCCCGTCCTTGATTTCTTTCATCTGGCGCTCTTTGATGGCTTGGATGTCCTTCCACTCGTACTCAGCCTTTTCCTTGCCATAACGCTCGACAAGCTGCTGGAATAAGTCGTCCTCGGCTTCCTTGATTTCTTTCAATCTGCGCCACTCCGCGAAGGCCGTGAGGATGGTGCTATCGCCCTTAACTACCCGTTGTTTCTTTTGGAACTGTTGCTTGGCTTGGAGTTCTGCGACCCCAAGTTTTTGGATATCGTTTACTACTGATTCAATCTCTTTCCCTGCGGCTATCGCGCTCTTTATTCCCTGCGCGGCACTCTTTGCCGAGGCTACTAAATCACTCATTTATCCCACTTTCTCTCCTCGAAAGTAAGCCACGCCGTTTATTACTTCACATAACTCTGGAGGTAATAACATACCATTCTTAAATGTCAGAACGCAGAACCCCGAACACCAGTTCACAGGGTTTTCTTCTACATACACAAATTGGTCGCCACCTGGCTCCGCAAGCGTTCCTGTGTCTACACCGTATCTACGCCCGTTATAGTCCGTCCAAGGGGTCACCATCAGTTTATGCAGGTGTCCTGTGACGATACTTCTGCCAGATTTCAGGGCGTTGTTATATGTCGCGTGTTGCCCGTTGTGCCACCGATGCTTAATTACAACAGAGTTGTTTATGTCCACCCGCCAGCCCGTATGCCAGCCTGGGAAGTACGCAAACAAGTCCGAAAACTCTACTAAAGCGTCTGCATGGGTAGCAATGTAGTTAAAGAGGCGTGTATCGTGATTTCCGTAAGTCCAAAACTTAGTAGCGTTCTTAGAAGCGTTTGCAATCTCGGTTAACCGGTCTTGACAGGCTTCTATCTCTTGCTTGGGGGTAGGGGGGTTAGTACCCATTAGGGCAGCGTGGCGGCTGATTCTAGCCCCGTCAAAGACATCGCCGTTTAGGATGATGGTCTTGGGCTTAAACTCGGTCAGCAGGGAAACAAACGCCTTGTGCGCCACGGTTTCCTCGTCAGGCCAGTAGTGGCAGTCGGAGGCTATAAAGACATGACCGTTGTCTACGGTATGGGAGATAACCCTACGGTTATCGGGGATATATGTGTTGGCAATGCTGTGTTGTCTTGCGGCAAAGGAGGGCAGGGATACGTCTTTTAGTGCCGACCGCCTTCGGTAAACCGTTCCTACGTCTATGCCTAGAACCTGAGAGACCTTCTGTGGGCTCCCGTAGGTCTTAAACGCCGCTATTAGTTCCTCGTCCGATACCTTTTTTAGTGCTACCACGCTTCCTCCCGCTTAGAGACATTACGTCAATTGGCTCATGGGAGGATGTGTCGTACAGACACGCCAGCTTTACTGCTTCTGCCGGATTCAAGCCTAAGTGCATGGCAGCGATAGCAAAGTTTGCCCCAGTTCCAATTGCCCAAAAGTCGTTCTTTATCTTCGCAGGAATGATGGTACTCTCATAAATCCAAATGCCATCACTTCTGAGTTCGAGAACGGTCACATCCGTATCCGAGTCTAGGTCTGCCCCAGACTCCAACGAATTGTAGAACTTTAATAGTTTATCCCAATCTCCGCAACCCCCGTAGATGCTGTTCTCGCCCATACGGATTTTGGTCACAAGGTAGAACGAGTCATCACCGCTGACCATTGAATCTCCGGCAATTTCTCCCGTAGACGCTTTGGCAGCGATGGTGGTCATTTAACGACTAGGCTTAACAGTAGGACAATAATGAACCCGGCAGAGCCAATCAAGATTTGCTCCAGGCGCTTTAGTCTAGCGTTTATCCCAAGATAGCGTTCTGCACAGACTGCTTCATGGGTGTCAAGTTGGCCTTGTACTTCAACGATTGATGCCATTTTACAATCCCGCAGTTGTTAGGTTGGACAATTGCTCAGTTGATAAGGACTGAATCTGCTCTGTTGTAAGTGCTACCAGAGGCTCAACTGCACCAGCCAACGCACACTCCACCCAAGCCCGGTCACCGTGGTTCCAGTTCCATTGATAGCCTTCTCTGTCTGTTGGCTTTGGGTCACGGACAATCCACTCCCAATTGAGCCACACCACTTCCTTGCCGTCAGGGCAGGCAGGCTTCTCAGGCACTAGCACCCACCCGTTTGTGCCGTCTGTTGTAGGTTTCGGGATAGACCCGTTCTTTGAAAATAGCGGCATATTAGTCTCCAAATAACGGGAATGGCGCAGTAGGTGCGGTGAAGTTAGCTGTATAGCGAGCGTATCCTTTGGTCACACGCAGGTCATCGATGTAGCCTGTCAAATAATCAATTGTTAGGCTATTTCCAATGCCGCCGATGCCAACAAAGTTTTGGTCAGGCAAAGCAGACAATGTTGTTGTTGAGCCCACCTGCGTGCCGTTCAAAAACAATTTTGCTGAACCAGCACTAACAGACAAGGCAACATGGCTCCAAGTGTTTGCGGATACAGTTCCACCAGAAATGGTCGTTACTCCACCGCCGTTTGCAGTACGCAATTCAGATACCAAAGCAGTTCCATTTAGTGCAACGTCAAGAAACGCTGGCGATGATGTTGCGGAATTAACAATGTCAAAAATGCGCTGGTAGCCACTTACAGTCGTTGGATAAATCCATGCCTCAATCGTATATGTTGTGCCAAGATTGAAATTCTGTGTATATGGCATGACGCATTTATCATTGCCATCAAAGTACATACTCGAACCACCAAACTTGCTCTGCGTGGTGCTTATAGATGCGTTGCCCACAGTCTCCAAGACGTTAGACATGGTGTTGTCAATGATGCCGCCGTTAGTAAAGTTGCAAAGTAGGCTGGTGTTAGCGATTGCAGTTGGCGGTGTTGTGGGTGGTGTAAATGTTGTTGTGTATTGTGCCGTACCCTTTAGCAACCGCAATCCACACAAGTAGCCAGAAAGCCGATTAGTAGACGCAACCTCACCAATAAGCAATGTTGAAGAAGTATCAAGCGATGTTGCGCCAGTATAGGTTGAACCCTCTTGCGCCCCGTTAATAAACAGTTTTATACCTGTTGCGCCCGGAGTTCCAGAAATTGCAATGTGGTTCCACGAACTGACCCGTAGGGCGTTGGTACTCGTAATGTCTGCGCCGTCACCAGAAAAACCAGCATCAATCTTTCCGGAACCCGCCGTTGAACCACCCATTTGAATAACAAATCCAGTTGTACTTCCACCGTAGTTTGTTATTAGGCATTGCGTTCCACTTAGCGTTGTTGGGTAATACCAAAACTCAATCGTAAACGCTCCGGAACCAAAGTTAAATGCGGCATTGTTCGTTACACTTAAAAAATCACCCGTACCATCAAAGTACCCAGAGCCGCCATTAACGCTAGCATCGTAGGACGCAGTAGTCGGGAATGGGGAGAAGGTTTGGATGGATGGTGCACTATTTAGAGTAATTGCATATGCGTTTGTGCTGTTGTCAACGAAGCGATTTGACTGACAAGTTAACAACTTAGTGTTTGTGATTGCAGTAAGCGGAGTTGTGCTAGGGGTGAAATTGCTCGTATATACTGCGCTGCCGACAACCCAACGAAGATTAGACAAATATCCTTGAAGATAGGGAGATGCTGGGCCGGGAACGCTTCCAATCCAAAAGTAGTTATCCGAGAAGTTTCTGGTGCTGCTGACAGTTGTGCTATTTGCAATTCCGTTAATATAAACCGTAACTACATTAGAACTATTTCTTACAAGAGCAATGTGTGTCCATTGACTTCTGGGAACTAAACCACCAAGATTTGTTTCAGTTCCATCATAAAATTTAATTGCACCAGTACTATAAACACCAAACTGAAAGGCTGTTGTTGTAGCGCCGTTAGAACTTCTTGTGTCAACAAAAGCAACGTCACTTGCTGGGTATGTATCTAAATAAACCCATAATTCAAGAGTAAATGTGCTAGTTCCGGCGCTAATGCCAGACACGTTGCACGAAAGACTTGAACTGCCGTTAAGATAATTTGACCATCGACCATCAGGTTTAGAGAACGGAGCAAACGTGCCTTGCGTGGTATTACCGTTGCGGGTAATCGTGAACGCATTGGTCGAAGAATCTAAGAACGTATTGTTCTGTGCGCCGTTAGTGCCATCGCCAGACAGCAGCATCGTGACGTTCTCAAAGTACGGGTCAGAACCGGCATTGGAAGGCGGCCACAATCCAGCACGTATCGCTTTAGTTGCCTCTGAGAGTGACCAGATTCCCTTGGCGCTACTGGTCGTTGGGTTGTTTGCGGCCCCAATAACGCCGCCATTCCATCTTGGCATTAGGAAATCTCCTCGTATGAGCAGACTACTTTAAGGTCACTTGCAGAGCCAGCGGTTGCGCCAATTGACTTATCTTCTTCTAGGTAAATAAAAGAGGTCTTGTCAATCACCACTAAAGATGAGTCCGCTGGAACAGTTACCGTTGAGCAAATCTGGGTTGCTGTGCCACCAAGAGAAGCTGCGGAGTAGTAGTTAATGGTAATGTCAGCGTTAGATGTTCCGTCAACATTAGAGACAATCAAGGTGTTAACTTTGAATACCTTGCCAGAAGATGCGGAATTGCTAATGATTGATGTTGCAGCCGTCGTGGTTAAGTCCACAACCGAGGTTTTCCCGGTAATGGTAGCGACGTTTACGATATTAGGTGCGGCCATGTTTAATCTCCTTAAAGTTTAGCCAAACACAATGGCCATTGCGATGGCCTTGCCTGTTGTAATTCCACCGCCACCACCGCTACCTAAAGCAGTCCACGTAGCACCTGTGTAAACCTCTAGCACATCGGTGTCATCGTTAAACCGCACCATACCGGCTACGGGTGTTCCCGGACGCTCTGCTTGAGTACCAACCGGCATTTTAACCGCGCCGGTGCTAGTAAACAATACGTCGCCTGAGAAGGTGTTAGTTGTGCCTGTGGCGTTGATATTCCCAGAAATGACCTGGGAACCACTAAAAGTGTTGGTTCCGCTAGAGTTGATATTCCCAGAAATAATCGCTGCGCCGGAAATCGTGTTCGTTGTCCCCGACAAGGTGGCGTTCCCAGAGATAACCGTCGTTCCCGACATGGTGTTAGCCCCAGAGAAGATATTGCCGCCGCTAAAGGTATTGGTCGTGCCAGATGAGTTGATATTGCCGCTAATGACCTGCGCGCCGCTAAATGTGTTGCTACCGCTTGAATTGACGTTCCCAGAGAGGATTACGGAACTAGAGAAGGTATTTGTTCCCGAGTGAACCACCCCGCCCGAGAAGGTATTGGCAGACCCCGAGGAGTTGATATTACCGGAAATAATTGCCGCACCAGAGATTGTATTGGTAGAGGACAGAATCGTGCCCCCAGAAGCCGTCAGAATCCCCGTCACGGTCATGGTGTTAGCAGAGAACCCACCAGATGCTACAAACCCGCCAGCAACCGTCAGAGGGTCACCAGATGAGCCTGTCTGGAAGTTCTTGAGGTGAACCATAACCTCGCGGATAGCATTGTTTATCCCAGAAGGCGCACAACCCTCGTCGATGTTAATACTCTGAATGTCGGTGTTCTGAGAATTGGTCGTTGAGTATTCTGAAATCTTGGTCTTAGGCATTTATTGCTCCATTCCATACTGTGTGGATAGTAAGCCGCGCAATGCTGTTGGCGGCAGTAGTTCTAACGCTTGTCCTTGGGGTGTCCTACCAAGGCTAATCTGTTCCATGAGCCGTTGGACATTTTGTTGGCGAAGACCTTCTGCGCCACGGCGTGCCATTTCTGAAACCGCAGCCGCCCCCATTGCCAATGGGCCACCTAACTCTGGAGATATAGAAGCTGCTCCAATGTACGGGACTGAACTGACTGGGCCACGGATAGAGAACTTACCTACAAAGCGCAAAATCTGTTCTCCAGTACCACCGCCTTTAGCGATATTGCGAATCTCTGCTTGTTCGGTAGGGGTAAATGCGGCCATGCGCTTATTGTTCTTGGCTAAAGCCGCAAATTGCACCCGTAAGGCGTTATCCATGCCAGATTGACTGTACTGCCCGCTACTAATGTCGGCTTTATTAACCAAATCTTCAACAATCCCAAGCCGTTTGCTTTGTCCGTAGACTTTGCGGGCTTCTTTTAAGGCAGAAACAGCCATTTTTTCGTCGCCAGAAAGGATATTTGTCTTACCAATACCCTCTACGAGGTCGTCATACTTGTCTACAAGGGTTGCTGCAATGCGTTGTTGGTCGGGATTTGTGAAGTCACCCTCTGGTGAGCGCACAATCCGACGCAATGTCTCCAACTCTTTCAGGGTTTTTGGTGTTGAACCCTCGGATTCAAGTCGGTTGATAACCGAAGCGACCTTTGGGTGCAGTCCAGCATCGAACCCCGCGTCAACAGCTTCTTTTTTCAGCGTGTTGGCGATGTTTTGCACATAGTCATCTTTTACTACTAGCCCAGCGCGGTCTGCCAAACGATAGGCAGAGGCGGCTTGCGAGGCTAATTCTGGTCTTCCTGCGCCTTGTTCTACGCGACCTGGGCGAACACCGCCAGCCGCACCTACTGCGGTTCCTGCAACCAATCCTGCTAGTGGGCTACCCGTGGCTTCTCCAACATACTGAGCCGTTCCTGCGGCTGGGGCTGCTGTGCCAATTTGTACGGCTGGTGCTTGCCCCGCTTGTTGTGCAACACCGCGAACCACAGGAGAAACCGCCCCCGTAGCCAAGCGCGTTAAGGCAGGTATTTGTGCGCCAGCGCCTGTAATTGCACCCGCGCCAGCCTCTAGCATCCGTTCTCCACGGCTTTCTGGCTTGGCTAAGCCAAGGTTATCCAACAACTCTGAAATCGCGCCAGACGGCAATTTAACGTCACTACGGGTTGTTAGGTTGTAGAGGTTGACCAAGAAATCAGATACGGGGATTGCAACACCACCAGCCAAAGCGCCAACCGCCGAACCAACGGGGCCGGCAGGAGCGCCCATAAGAGCGCCAGCGGTAGCCATCGCCGCAGGTGGTAAAGCACCACGAGTGGCAATTTCTGCCACCCTTTGTACGCCACCCGCTTTGGGTGCGTTTGCATCGTCGTACAGTTTTTTAGCGGCAGCGTTGACCTCGGCTTCCGACATTGTGTCGGGAAACTCAACCTGTCCGACCTTCGGAATGTCAATAACCATTATTCAACCTTTCCCGTCTTGGGATTGAACCTTCTAACCCCGCCAGTAGGAGCCGTTGGTACGGGCGCGACATTCATTGGCCCTAATTCATAGAACGGCACTAGGTCACGCACCTCTGGGCTTCCACTCCTGCGAAGAACATCTAATTGACGGTTGTGCGATGCAATACGGTAGTTAGCTGTTTTTTCCATTGCCGTAAGCAACGACTGAACCTCTGGCGCAGTAAATTGGTCTAGGCGACCACCGGCGGCGCGTTGAATTAGCACGCGTTCGTTTTCTGTGATTGCGCCTTGTCCGCGCATTGCTGCGGCGGCAGACAACTCGAACTTTGCCAAACCTTGCATTGCAACTGCGGTACGGTCTAACAACTCTTTAGTGTCTTTGCCGGTAATTCCTAGTGATGAGGCAATCTGAGCCACGGCACGAGGCGCGGCACTTAACGGGCCAGCAAACACGCCCTCTGCTAGGATGGGGCGAAGTTCATTGATGTTTTGTATAGTGCTTTGGGCTTCTTGGGCTTGCGTCAATGACGAATCAAGACGCTCTGCGCCTTTAGCGCCCAAGACTTCTGCCATCTTCTTGTCGCCAGGAAGCGTGATAGTAGTAGATGGTGCGCCAGCTTTTTTCTGTTCTGTAATGAAGTCTTGGAACGTGCCCTTAAATCCTTGGCCTACGGCAAACTGATACTCTCGAATTGATGTTGGCTGGTCTGCCGCTTTTGGTTGAGTTAGCTCTAAATATTTTTCTGGCGCAAACTCAGCAATTGCCGACAACAATCGGTCACGGTCAACCGAAATCCCAGACTTGGGGGCTTGTGCAATAACCTCTTGCATAGACATTCCTTCAAGCGCTTCTGGCTCAATGTTGGTCTGTTGGCGCAAAACATCCTGAACAGTAGGCTGACGGGTGATTGCGCCTTGTGCAGCCGTACGGAACGCTTGTTGGCGCTGTTGCTGTTCCATGACCTGCTTTAATTGTGTTGCGCGTAAAGTGTCTTGTAGAGTCTTGTCAAATGACTGTTGGTAAGCACTAACTGCTGGGATACCAGAAGCCGCCAAGATTTGTCCTAACCCTGGCTGACCCTGCCCCGGCTGGCCTTGAGAGCGTAGAAGCGCATTTAACCCAAAGTTTAGGAGTGCGGCGTTTTGGGCGCGCTGTTCGGCTTGGGCTTGCGCTTGCGAGCCAAGTAAGCCGCCGATGGTTAAATCACCACCTAAGATTTCATTTAGTGTCGCCATGTGTAATTCCTATGCGAGTAAACCGCCCGACACAATCGGGGCTACGTTTGGAGTGCGTGCTTTTCCGGCGTTAATCAGACGCAGGAGTTCTTCATAACTTGTTGCGCCAGGTGCTTGTTGTTGCGTTAAATCTGGCATTTTCATCTGCTGTGGGATTTGTGGTTGGCCAAATACGTTTTGACCTAACCTAGCCACATTCATTGCGTCTTTAAGGGTAAATGTGGTGCTTTGCGCTACACCGCTTGGGAAGATGTTCATGCCAGTTGCAGACTGCGCTAGGTTTTGGGAGATAACCCCAGGTGTAAATCCCTGTGCGGCAAGCTGCGCGGCATCTGCGGCGATAAAAGATTCTACACCAGCGCCTTGCAAGACCTGAGCAATTTGTGCCTCAGACAATCCTTGGGCGGCTAGTTGTGCTGCATCCTGTCCTACAAACGCGGCATCTGCGCCCAGAGTCCCAGTAGCCGTACCACCCTGTGATAGGAGAGAACCGCCGTAACCTAATGCCGCACCTGCTAGTGCGCCTTTAATTGGGTTTTGTCCTGCTAAAGCAGCTCCGCCCGCACCAAGCAGACTTCCACCAAGTGCAGTCGCCCCAGCCCCAGCCAACGCCCCGCCGGTCAATGCGCCACCAATGCTAGTAGCAAAACCAAGCGGGTTAAAGGCAGCAACCGCTGAACCCCAACCTCCAGGAATGTTCTCGCTTACGAAGTCGTCTAACTCAGAACCAACGTCTTTAACGCCTTCCCAAGCATCGCTAACAACACCGCCAACAAAATCAGCGACATCGCCTAGGGCATCACCAACATCCTCGACAAGACTTTCAACGCCACCCTCTAATGTCATTCCAAAACGCCCGTTGCGTGGCTGGAACGCCCGCATAGGCAACATAGAAAAATGGTCGTGTCTCATATTAACGCCATCCAGTTGTAGTTTGCGCGGTCTGAGGCTTGTACCTCAACACCTAACCGGCGAAGCAAGTCAATGATTTGTGTGTTATCTGCCCTGCCGTAAACAGCGCGCAAGTCAGAATTTCTAATCTGCTGTACGAAATACACCAAGGAACGAGCAAGCGTTACTGGCTCGTCTTGTGTAAACAGGTGCAACTCCACATCGTTTGCGTCTAGTTTTCTCAAAAACAACACGCTGTTGTTCTTCCTAAACATGATTCCGTCTTTGAGTTTTACTAGGGCCGCCATCGTTCTAATGGCTTTTGCACCATCTGCGCCACGCTGTTCTGCGTCGGCTTGGATGATTTCTTGCGTTGTCATCATAGGAAGTATCCTAAGAGTCCACCCACTCCAGCACCTAATGCTTGATTGGAGACGCCGCTAAACAAAGGTGTTGACCCTAAGAACCCGCCGCCCAAGTACCCAAGAGAAGCGCCACCAACGGCTTGTCCAAGCCTGTTGCTAGAGGCTGCCTGTTGTTGCTGTGGGTAGATACTTGATGCCATCGGTGTTCCGTAAATGCTTGACAGGTACGATTGAAGTTGCGAGTAGGGGAGTTGCTGTTGGTATTGGAACCGCTGAATCTGCTCTTGCAGGGGTTGAGCAGCAATGGCTTCTTGCGCTGCACCAACTTGCGCCAAGGTCTGCGATGGCAGAAGGCTTGCTTGGAAGAACCCTGGTGCGGACTGTGCTAATTGTGCCTGTGCCAACTGCGCCTGCAACTGGTTCTGGCGCTCTCTTGCGTAGTCCTGTGCCACGATTCCCGTGGTCACATCGCCCAATGCCCTGCCATAAGCCTCAGAAGCCCCGCCAAGGGCACGTTCCATTGCGCCTGACCCGTAGCGTCCAGCGCGGGAATAAAGGCTTGCAACGCCCGGCAATACCTGCTCCCCGAACTGCTGTGTTAGGGGGCGGGTAGCCGCCTCAATCATCTGTTGTTGGTATGGCGAGCCTGTAAGGAACCCACCGGCAGCCGTTTGTCCGACCTGTCCCAAGGATTGCAGATAGGCTTGTTGGGCTTGACCTAGTAATTGTTGCCCCGCACCAGCCGCCGCCTCTTGTTGGGATAACGCCTGTTGGGTTTGGGTGGACGGGGAAACGTACATCTGCCCCTGATACATTTGCGGCTGCGCCCCGAAGAACAGTTGTTCTGCCCTCTGCAAACCTTTGGTGAGGTAAGGAACAAGTGCGGGGTCAATTTTTGAGCCAGCCGCTACTCCTGTCTGTGGGAGGATAGCGGGCAAAGCACCCATGCCGGGTGCGGTATCTGGAACTACGTTGCCGAAAGCGTCAACTGCCATAGTGTCACCTATTATAAAGATTATCCAACCAAAATGTAAGCATAAGTCTTGTCTGCCGTAGAGTTGGCATAGTGGCTTATGGTTGCCTGTCCCTGCTGTTGGGCAGAGACGTAAATGTTTGAGTACGACGC